GAGTACTTGCACCAACACCAAAGTTTTGGAAAAAAGTACAAAGAATAGGTATATTGCTTACTGCTATAGGAACAGCGTTAGTAACAGCTCCTGTTGCATTACCTGCAGCAGTTATTACAGCTGGATCATATGTTGCCTTCGGAGGTGGATTGATTGCAGCTATGTCTCAGTTTACAGTAGAAGATTCACAAGTTGAACACTAAAAATTTTAAGTATGACTAATGTAAGAACATATAATGATAAACAGTTGCTTGCTAAAGTAAAGTCATTACCATCTTTTAAATCTATTCCAGAAGGATATTGGATTTTAGGAGTAAGATCAAATGAAGATGCACCAAATAAATATGATGATAAATTTTATATATTTAAAGGTGAGAAGTTTGATTCAGTTTTACTAGGTACTACAAATCCTGGTACTCCAATTCTTGAAGGTGGATTCATTAAATATAATAAAGTTGGTGCTGCAATTGTTAAAGCAGATGAGTGGTACTATGATGTATGGACATATGGTTTACATATGGGTAAAATGCCAGCTTTAAAACAAGTTGGTAATTTTATAGTATACAGAGATGGTGATAGAGACAACAAATCAGAAGAACTTGGGGTTCCAATTAAAGGTTCTGGTTATGGTATTAACTTTCATGCTGCTACTTGGGACGAGAATTTTAAAGGTGAGCAAGAAAATATTGGTAATTGGTCTGCTGGTTGTCAGGTTTGTAATAACAAACAAAAACACTTAGCTGCTGTAAAAATGATGAAGTCTCAAAAAAGAGTTACTTATGTTTTGTTAAATGAATTTGAAGCTGCATGAAACTAAGAAATAATTGGACATCAAAGAATAAACAATGGGATAAGTTTATTATTAAACTAAGAATATCTAGTTTAGATTTATTCAGCATTGAGATTGATGCATCCAGAGAATTTTACTGCTTAACTTTATTTAATTTCACAATTAAAAATAGGTAATGCACATTACCGTAATGGTGGTTACGCAAATCCAGGTGCTCATGCATCTGGATTTTTTAGTTTTTAAATATTTAAAATTTAAACTTTATTTGTACTTTTGTTTAAATCTTAAATATTTAAACAATGGAAAATGTAACAGAAGAAAGAGAATTGACTCAAGAAGAATTAATTCAGAGAAAGGAAGAAATGAAAGCTTTCTATGAAGAGTCACATCCTTACTTAGAAGCACAAGCAAAGTATGAAAAGTTATTAACTGAGATTGAAGAAGCAAGATTCAAGAGAGCTACAATTCAAATCCAGTGGGCTAACATCATGGCGGCACAACAAGAGCAGGATACAAGTGACCGTGAAGAGGAAGAAGAAACACCAGCTCCTACAGCAGAGAGAAAACTTAAAAAATCATAACAATGGCAACAGTTAACCAAGTTCAGAAAAAGGTTAAAATGCCTAAATGGGATGTGGTTAAATTTCAGATCTTAACTCATTGCTATATTAACCGTATAGTAATGAGTGAGTCTGATTTAAACTGTTTGACACTATTAAGTTTTAATCAACCAATAGAGCTAACTCATTTTTGTTATGATGCATCTGCAGATGAAGACTGGATATTTAAGTCTCCACAAACTGTAAGAAACTGTATAAATAAAGCTGAGAAAAATGGATTGGTTGTAAAGGATCCAAATAATAAAAAACAAGTAATGCTTAACCCAGCATTGAAGATTCAGACAGCAGGAACAATATTACTTGACTATAAATTATTAGGCTATGAATCCCAAGAAAGCGGTCAACCTGTATAAGACAATTTCTGAAGAATTAGAAGTTGATCAGAACTTAGTAGAAGATTTGATGGAGCATGTTTATAAAACATTGAGAAAAAAACTATCAAGTCTTGCACATCCTAGAATTAACGTAGATGGTTTAGGACAGTTTGCTGCTAAACCATATGCTGTTAAAAAAGGTATAGAAACCATAGAAACAAAATTAGTAACACATGACACATCTACCTTTGCTGCTTATCATCATAAGAAACTTTTGGAAACAAAACTTGAAGCAATGAAGAATTTGCATGAAATGATTACTAAAGAAGAAGAAAGAAAAACCAACTTTAAACAATCCAAATATGAAACCAAGTCTAAAGGAAATCTGGAAGAATAGAAAGCAGATTATGGAAGGTATTACAAATTCAATAATAAGAGATGAGTTTGTTGAAGAAATTGCTGCAGAAAGATTAGCAGTATGTAATACATGTGAATTTAAAGATGAAGTAGGGGAATCTTGTGCACTTACAGGTTCTCAACCTTGTTGCAGTATTTGTGGTTGTGCTTTTAAATTTAAAACAAGAGCGTTATCATCAGAGTGTCCAAAAGAAAAATGGAAAGCTGTAGTTACTGAAGAAGATGAAGATAAACTTGATGCACTTAACTAATACAAATCTTATGCCTAATACAAATCCTTATGCAGTGGGTGGTATAAATCAACCATCATTAGTTACAACAACTGATATAACATCTAGTATTATCACTACTAATAGTAGCGGTGGTACATGGCAGCAGTCTATTGATAATTTATCAATAAGTACTGTTCCCTTATCAATTAGAGATGATTCAGGAACTGAAAACATAACAGTAGCACTTATAAGATCTTTAAAGAAAAATAATCTTATTATGTTTCTTAAAATACTAGTACTAGAAGGTAAGTTTACAAGAGAAGAAACTGTTAATATACTAAACATGATTGAGTCAAATGATGAAGCATCAAGAGAATTAGCAGCTACTATATTAAAAAATGAAGGTTATGAGCATATCTAATATCATGTGTGGTATAAAATGGTGGAAATTATTAATTGTATTTTTTTCAGCTATAGTACTGGAAGCCAATAGTATTGCAGGCTTTAGATTTTTAATGGATAAACACTGGATGGGAATGGTTATGATGGCCGCAATTAATCCTTTTTTATGTTTACCTATGAATCATTACACTATTGAGGTTAAGACATTCAAGGAAAGAGCAATTATTGCTTTGGCATTTAGTACAGGATTTACAGTAGGAATTTTAACAATTAGACCTTTTTTTATATGAGTATAGTATTCAATTCTAAGGATCATAGCTATAGAAGCAATGACGGTTCAGAGATTGACTGGATCAGTGTAACAACATTAGTATCCCATTTTAAGAAACCATTTGAAGCAAAAAAGATTGCTGAAAAAGTTTCCAAAAATAAAAGATCTAAATGGTTTGGTATTGATCCAAAGAAAATTCAAGAAATTTGGGAAGCTGAAGCTGACAGAGCTGTAACTCTTGGTACATATTATCATAACCAAAGAGAAGCTGATTTATGTGCGCTTGCTTCTATAGAAAGAGAAGGTAAAACAGTTCCTATTATAGCTCCTGTACCTTTACTTGAGAGTGGGATAAAAATGGCTCCTTCACAAAAACTTGAAGAGGGTGTGTATCCTGAGCACATGGTTTATCTTAAATCTGCAGGTATTTGTGGTCAATCAGATTTAGTTGAAGTAGTAAATGGTAAAATAAATATCATAGATTATAAGACTAATAAGGAGATTAAAACAGAATCTTTTGTAAATTGGGAAGGGATGTCAGATAAACTGATGTTTCCAATAGATAATTTAGATGACTGTAACTTTAACCATTATGCAGTACAATTAAGTATTTACATGTACATTATGCTTAAACATAATCCAAAATTAAAACCTGGAAGAATGTTTATTCATCATGTTACATTTGAAATAGAATCTGAAGATGAATATGGATATCCAGTAGTCAAGAGAGACCATACAGGAGAACCGGTTGTGAAAGAAGTTATTCCTATAGCAATTCCATATTTAGTGGATGAAGTAAATGCAATAATGCATTACATTAAGGATAATAAAATTAAAATTAAAAAGAAATGATAGTAAGATTGTTTGATGTTCAGAATGGTACTGTGATACCTACTGAACATTGCTATACACTGAAAGCTTTAAAGGATATTATGGATAATTATTCAGATGATCACTTAAAGATATATCAGTATTTGTTTTACATGACATGTCCAAATCCGGATATGAATCCATTTTTTAATACACCAGAGATAGATAAAGAATCTATTATACTTCAGGAAATAGAAGCAGAGTTTTCTACTGAAGATGAAGATATAAGAATAGCTTTAATATTTTGTCAAAGAATGTATGAAACTCCAACATCTAGAGCATATAAAGGTATGGCATCTATGTTAGATAGATTAGCTAGATATATGGAGAATACACAAATTACTGCTGGTAGAGATGGTAATATAAATTCTCTTATTGCTGCAGCAAAAAACTTTGATCAGATTAGAGCATCATTTAAAGGTGTGTACAAAGACTTACAAGATGAACAATCCAGCAAAGTGCGCGGAGGAATTGGATTAGGATATGATCAATAATTATGAGAGAAATATATCAAGACATACCAACTTGGGATAACGGTACATGGACTGTTACTGATTTTAACTCAAGAGAAGAGTTTGCTCAATTTTTATTTACCAATGTTTTTAGAGAACCTGGTAAGTATGAATTCAATGACACTACAACAATGTTGTTTACTCAGGAATCTAGTAAGTTCAACAGAGACAAGGTTTATTGTGTAGCTCCATTTAAATCTAAAGATTTTATTAAATATTGGGATGATCAAAAAGCTAAATGTAGAAGAGGGCTCTTAATAAAAGAAAAAGGTAAAGTCTGGTATATGACCAGGGATTACTACATGTGGTTAAACTTCTTACCTATCTTCAACAAAGAGATTCAGAAGTTTGGTTTTGCTGATATCCGGGATGCACAGTATCACATGGCATTGTATGAGATACTAGCAGAATTAAATTATAAGCATGTAGCTATCCTAAAGAAAAGACAGATAGCATCTTCATATTACCATATGGCAAAGCTGATTAATCAGCAATGGTTTGAAGAAGGGGTTACTCTAAAGATTGGTGCCAGTCTTAAAGATTACATCAATGAGAAAGGTTCTTGGAAATTTCTTCAAGAATATGCAGCTTTCCTTAATGAGCACACAGCATGGTATAGACCAATGTCACCAGACAAGGTTATGATGTGGCAACAGAAAATTGAGGTAAGAAGAGGTGATAGAAAAACAGAAGTTGGTCTCAAAGGTACTATTCAAGGTATGTCATTTGAGAAAGATCCAACAAATGGTGTAGGGGGTCCGGTTAAATACTTCTTTCATGAGGAGGCAGGGATTGCTCCTAGGATGGATAGCACATATGAGTATATGCGTCCAGCCATGAGATCTGGTTTAATTACTACAGGTATGTTTATTGCAGCAGGATCTGTAGGGGATTTATCTCAATGTGAACCATTGAGAAAGATGATTATGGACCCTGTAGCTAATGATATATATACAGTAGAGACAGATCTGATAGATGATAAAGGTACTCCAGGTGTGTCAGGTTTATTTATACCTGAACAATGGTCTATGCCACCATATATAGATCATAATGGTAACTCTAAAGTAGAAGAAGCATTACAAGCTTTAGATGATCAGTTTGAAGCATGGAAAAAAGAATTAGATCCTGAGACATATCAGTTGAGGATTTCTCAGCATCCAAGAAATATAAAAGAAGCATTTGACCACAGAACTGTATCTAAGTTCCCGACTCACCTTCTTACCGCACAGCAGAGAAGAATAGAAGATAAAGAATATGCTCCTGAATACTTAGATATAAGTGCAGATGCTGAAGGAAATATTAGATTAGAACATTCTAATAGAAGACCTATAACAGAATTCCCAGTATCTAAAAAGACAGAAGATAAAACAGGAGTTCTTGTAGTATGGGAAAGACCAATAGAGAATCCATCATTTGGTACTTACTATGCATCAATTGACCCCGTAGCAGAGGGTAAAACAACAACATCAGAATCATTGTGTTCTATTTATGTAATGAAAGCTCCAGTAGAAGTTACTAAAGTTACTGGTATTGAAACAGAGACTTACATAGAACCAGACAAAATAGTTGCTGCTTGGTGTGGTAGATATGATGATATTAATAAAACACACAGAATGTTAGAACATATTATTGAGCTATACAATGCATGGACAATAATAGAGAATAACATTTCTTTGTTTATTCAGTATATGATATCTAGAAAAAAACAAAAGTATCTTGTACCTAAGAGTCAGATCATGTTCTTAAAGGATTTAGGGTCCAATAATAACGTGTTCCAGGAGTATGGTTGGAAGAATACAGGTACTTTGTTTAAGTCACATTTATTAAGTTATGCTATTGAGTATACCAAAGAAGAATTAGATCAGGAATTAAAAACTGATGGTACTGTTGTAAGAACAAAATATGGTATAGAGAGAATCCCAGACATCATGTTAATCAAAGAAATGTTTGCTTATGCTGATGGTGTCAACGTGGATAGACTTGTATCATTCTGTGCTCTTGTAGCATTTATGAAAATACAACACTCAAATAGAGGATATACTAAGCGCGTAATCAAGGATGAAGCAGCCAAAAACTTGGATAATTCAAAAAATTTATATAAATTAAGTAGTAGTCCCTTCAGACATATTGGAGGGAATGGAAATCATTTAGGAGGTAAAGTAACCAGATCTCCTTTTAAAAATTTAAGATAATATGCAAGTATATAACGCACTACAATTAAAAAAGGGAGCAAAGGCATCACATAACAGGATGGGTAGTATTACTCAACCATTGCAATTTATTCCTAAAAAGGAGAAAGATGAAGAGTGGGCGGCTTGGAATCTTGACTGGTTAGAGTGGAATGGCTTAAAACAAATCCGCAGAAATGCGCGAAGATTAATGAAGAACTATAAGCTGGCTAAAGGTATTATAGATAAGTCAGATTATATTGTTGAAGAAAACAATGAAATGAAAGACATTGTTGATGTATTAACAAAAGAAGACTGGTCTGCATTAGAATTAAAGTTTTATCCTATTATCCCAAATGTTATTAATGTTCTTGTAGCTGAATTTGCTAAAAGATCAACTAAACTTAGCTACAGAGCTGTTGATGAATTCTCATATAATGAGATGATGGAGCA